TGCTTTACCTGATAGCGCTGCTAACGATTTTGTAACTTACACACGTTTAAACGCTAATATTGACGTTGTTCAGGATAATGTCGCTTCTATCACTTCTAGGTCTGATGCGTTTGGTACGTATGCTAATACTAATTTAGATACTAAAGCTAATGTTAGCGCTACTTACTTTTTAGCGTTATCTAACGATTTTGTAACTTACACACGTTTAAATGCTAATATTGACGTTGTTCAGGATAATGTCTCTGCTTTACCTGATAGCGCTGCTAACGACTTTGTAACGTATACACGTTTAAACGCTAATATTGACGTTGTACAGGATAATGTAGCCGTAATACCCTCAAGTTTTGCTAACGCGCACTATATTACAACAACTACAAACTCATATAATATTGGTGTGACTGTTGCAAGTATTAATGAAGTAGATGTTTATGTTGGGGGTGTATATCAAAATAAAAAAGAATACATTCTTGCAAATAGCAGTCATAATGTACAGTTTAGAGATGCTACATTTGTTGCTGGAGAAGATATTGAAATTATTTCCCGAACTTAAAAAAATAAGTATTTTATAAATTGACACTTTATTGAGGTCAAGTTATACTTATTAAAATACTTGAAAGGTAACTATAATGGTTTCACGCGTTGGAAAATTTGTTGGTGGTCTTGGTGCAGATGTTACTAATGTAGCAAATGTTCACGCTACTGAAAATAGAATTGCGTTTGGTGCGTCAATAAACCCAACTGCGAACGTTCACGTAGTAGGCAATATTTTAGCGACCACCTCTATTACTGCGACAGGCGGACTTATCGTTCCTGATGATGGCGATATTGGTTCTGCAAGTGCAACAGATGCTATGCAGATTTCAGCCGCTGGTATTGTTACATTTAAAGACGACATTAAGATTAAAGATGGCGGGACAATTGGTAGTGCCACAACTCCTGCAGCGATTACTGTAGCCTCTGATGGTATTGTAACATTTGTAGACGATATCAAGATTAAAGATGGAGGTACCATAGGCGTAGCTTCAGCAGCAGATGCAATGACTGTATCGTCTGCAGGCATAGTTACTTTCAAAGACGATATATTAATTAAAGATGGCGGGACAATTGGAGTCGCATCTAAAGCTGACGCAATAACAGTGGCCTCTGATGGTAAAGTTACCTTAGTTGATGATGCAGTCGTAACTGGGAACGCTATTGTAAGTTTAGGTCTTGGTCTTGCGGGCAATACTCTTCCCAGCTCTGATGGTGTTTCTTTTGGTACTCCAGCTAATGTAGTAATTAGAACGTCTGCCGCGCCCTCAGGGTCAGGTAATGTTATCATTGGAGATGCTACAGCAACTTCAGGATTTAGTTTAGATGTTAGGGGTACAGCTAACACAGGAGCCTTAACAGCATCTGGGCTAGCTTTTCCAACATCAGATGGTACAGAAGGACAAGTAATACAAACTGATGGTGCAGGAACACTATCATTCATAGATATTGCTACAGATTTAGATCCAGCCACAGAATTAGCTTCTGATACCGATTGCGGCACCGCGGAAGCAGCAACTGATAGCGTTGATGCTTTTGGTATTGCTATAAATAACAGTTTTCTTGAATTAGACTTAAGAACTCAAGGCGCGAACAAACTAGGCACCGTAGACATGGGTGCATTATCATAAGGAGAAATTTAAATGCCTACTCAATTACAATTACGTCGCGGCACGACGTCTCAAAATAATAGCTTTACTGGTGCTGCTGGTGAGCTATCTGTTGATACCGATACAGAGGATCTCCGGTTACACGACGGGTCGTTAGCTGGTGGTAGGGTTATTTCTGTTCCTATCGGTGTAGTAGTGCCTTATACTGGTGCTTCAGCTCCTGCAGGATATTTATTATGTGATGGTTCTGCAGTTAGTAGAACTACTTATGCAGCTCTTTTTGCTGTTGTTGGAACCGCTTTTGGTGTAGGAGACGGCTCTACTACTTTTGATTTACCAGATTCACAAGATAGAGTGATTTTAGGAAAAGGCACTAATAACGCTACTCTCGGAGCACAAACTGGTTCTTTTGCCGCGTCTTCTGCCCTAACTACAGCATCAGGTACTGCAGCAATTTCTGCTCCTACAGGTACTTTTGCTACCTCTGCAAAAGATTCTTCTCAAGCATCGGCGGTTACTTCTGTTACTGCATCAGGCCACACACACGGTTTAACGGTTCCTTCTTCTGTAATGAATTTTATAATTAAAATATAAAGGAGCTATCTGGTGGAGAATCGAGAATTAGATCAGATTCAAAAAGAGTTAGATACTTTACATGAACGGTCTCAAGATAACAAAACAAAAATCGCAACACACGAAGCTTCATGTGAGCAACGCTATGCACATATTATTAGTGTTCTAGAACATTTAGATGAAGAAATAAATCATATCCATAAAAAAATAAATAGTCTCAATACTATGGCTACACAAGGTAGCACGGCTTTTAGAACTACTCTTTGGCTAGGGGGTGTTATTGCAGGTATTACTGCGTTTATTTACTCTGTTATCCAGATGCTACCCAAATAATGTCTGAAAAATTTTTTAAAATAAAAATCCAAAAATTATTAGAGCGTCTTCCTAAACCAATTCAGTTTAATGAGGCTCAGTGGGCAATGGTTCAAGGATTAGATGAAAATCGTTTTTTTGTAGAAATAGCTGCTCGACGCACCGGCAAATCTTATGCCGCCGCTATTTTAGCATTTGCTAAACTACTTGAACCAGGTCAGCAGGTAATGGTAGTTGCTCCTAACTTTTCTCTTTCTTCTATTATTTGGGACTATGTTACAGATTTAATTAAACAACTTGAACTTGAAGTAGAAAAGTTCAATCAGAAGGATAAAGTTGTTCGTTTAATTAATGGTTCTGTTTTTAGACTACTAAGCGCTAATAATCGTGATTCTCTTATTGGGCGTGCCGCTAATCTACTAATCGTAGATGAAGCAGCCGTTATTCCTAATGATGAGTATTTTATTCGTGATTTACGCCCTGCCCTTTCTACTTTCCAAGATTCTCGTTGTTTATGGATTTCTACGCCGCGCGGTAAAAGTAACTATTTGTATACGTATTTTTTACGCGGAGAAGACCCTGAATTTCCTGAATGGGGAGCAGGTCATTTTACTTGGAAAGCTAACCCGTTGCTATCAGAACATGATGTTAATGAAGCCCGGAAAGCTATGTCTCGCGCAATGTTTGCTCAAGAATACGAATGTGAGTGGACAACTACAGAAGACCAAGTTTACGAAGGACTTGACGAAGCTAGACACATCGGTGAATTTATAGGAGAACGATTTGTTGAAGTTATTGGAGGTCTTGACGTAGGATACAGAGATGAGAATGTATTTGTAGTTATTGGCACTGATGGAGATAAGTACTATGTTTTGGATGAGTTTATTTCTAAAGAAACAACAACTTCTGACTTAGCAGAAGCAATTAGAGAAAAAATAGATGATTGGGGAATTGATAATATTTATATTGATTCTGCTGCACAACAAGTAAAAGCAGACTTTGCTTATGATTACGATATTTATTGCGAAAACGCAATTAAATCTGTAAATGATGGTATAAACTCTATTCAAGTACTAGTAGAACAAGATCGTTTATTATTTGATGAAGGCGGTGCCATGCATACTTTTGCTGCTATGAGTGCTTATAAATGGAATCCAAACACAGAAAAACCAAAACCTGTTCATGATTGGGCATCTCATCCGTGTGATGCTGTTCGGTATGCTATTTATACTCACCAAAAAATGAGTAATATTTCAATTTATGCTTAGACTTGTAGTTTTAAACCACTCTAGACCTGAAAATGTATCTAAAATAATAGGTAGTTTTAAACAATATTTTCCTATAACGGTAATTAATAATAACTATAACCATCCGTTTCCATATATTGGAAAAGGTGTTGATGTTATTAATAATGATCGTAATTATTATTGCATGGAGCGCTGGGTTCGTTGTTTTGAATATAAAGAAGAATATAAGTTAATTATTGATGATGATATTTTACCTTCTTTTGATTTAATTAAACGATTACTTACGTCTAAAGAAGAAATTACCGGTATCTATGGTAAAACTGGTGTACAAAAAGCCAATAATTATTTACAATTAGAAGATATTTGGAAAGAGCAAGAGGTTGACTTTTTAGTAGGATCGTGTATTTTAATTAAACAAACACTTTTAAATTCTCTATCTAAACAAATTGAGAAAATAGGTTATCCAGAAAGAGGAGATGATATCATTATTTCGTATTTAGCTAAAAAGCAACTAAAAAAACCATTACGAGTTACTACTGAAAAATTTTTGTTTTTACCAGAAGGTGATGTAGGATTAAATAAACATCCAGAGCATTTTTCTATGCGATGGGATGTAGTGCAAAAGTTTAGAAATATTGGTTGGACAGAATAATTGAAAGTAGATATTATGAATACATTAAAAAGATTTCCGGTAAAATATATTCGGGATTACATAAAAAAAGACTATAAATTACGAGATCAGTGTTATATTTGTGGTGTAGATAAGAATCTAGAATTACATCATTTATATAGTTTGTCACAGCTATGGAACAGCTGGTTGGCAAAACACAAGATAAAACATATTGAGGGTGTTGAACAAATTAAAAATCTTAGAGAAACTTTTGCAAAAGATTGCGCAGATTCTTTAAGTAATGAGCACTTAATAACTCTTTGTTCTTCACACCACAAGCAATTACATACTGTTTATGGGCAAAATTATTTGAATCATCTAGTTCCTAAAATTAGAAACTGGTTAGAGATACAAAAGGAAAAAATAAGTGGCTGAAACAAAGCAAGTTCCTAGATGGCGTGAGTGGGTCAGTGAAAAGTTAAACCCTGCACAACCATCTATCGCATCTTTGGAACCTTATGCATCTCCTGAAACTATCGTTGATTTTGAACAGGCATACAGAGAGATTGAGATTATTCATCGTTCTGTTGAAATGATTATTAATGCTTGTGTAGACATTCCTTTAAATATTACAGGACAAACTCCCGCAAAAAAAGTAAATAAAATTTTAAACATAAAACCAAATCCTTTTGAGGATCGTTTTCGTTTTTTTCGTCGAGCTATTTTAGATTTTATTCTTGATGGTAATACTTTTTTCTATTATGATGGTGCAGATTTATATTTACTGCCTGCCAATGACGTTGAAGTTATTCCTGATGAGCGTACTTTTGTATCTCACTATAATTATTTAGTATCTAATCAACAATCTTCTGATTTTTATGGTTTTGCAAAGCAAACTCGTAAATCAGAAGCTATTCAATTTGCTCCTCAAGAGATAATTCATGTTATGAATGAGAACGAAAGCTCAATTTTCAGAGGTACTTCTAGACTTAAACCTTTGCTTAGGCTAATTGAGCTTTACTATTATATGATTAACTTCCAACGTCAGTTCTTTAAGAATAACGCTATTCCTGGTTTTGTTCTTACTACTGATGCGATTCTAAGTAAACGAGTTAAAGAACGTTTGTTAGAAGGTTGGAGAAATTCCTATACAACTATTTTTGATAACGCTAGACATCCTGCTATTCTGGATGGTGGGTTAAAAATTGATCAATTCTCAACAATTAAGTTTCAAGAACTTGATTTTGAGAATTCAATTGAACGTATTCAACAAGATATGTCTAAGGCTTTAGGCGTTCCATATGTGCTTTTAAAAAGTGGTAATAACGCAAATATTGACGCCAATCAAAAATTATTTTATTCTCATACTGTTATTCCAATTTTAAATCAATTTTGTAGTGCTTTTATGCATTATTTTAATAACGGTATTGAAATTAAACCAGATAAGATTTCCGTTCCTGCTCTACGACCAGATGAGAGAACACAAAGTATTTACTACTCTACTTTGGTTAATACAGGAATTATCACTCCGAATGAGGCACGAGTGGGATTAGGATTTTCATCTATTGATGGAGAAGATAGCATTAGAGTACCTCGTAATATTACGGGTAGTGCCGTAGATGCTACACAGGGAGGCAGACCTCCTACTGAAGAGTCTGTAAATCCAAATAACGAAGGAACTAGTGATGAGCGATAAGATGTTTTTCTTACACAGCGCGATTGAGAAAACTGCTCGGTCTAAAAAGAGCAAAAATCTCAAAATCGCTGGGTACGCTAACACAACAGCTAAAGATCGTGCAGGAGATATTATCACTGCTGCGGCTTGGGCAAAAGGTGTAGAAAACTTCCGCCGCAATCCTGTTCTTCTTTACCAACATAAACACGAAAACCCAATTGGTAAAGTGAGTAAGATTACTGTAGATAAAAAAGGTATTTTTGTTGAAGCTGACGTTAGCGAAGCTGCTGAAACACAGCACGGTATTCATACTCTTATTAAGGACGGGGCTCTTAAAAGTTTTAGTGTCGGTTTTAAAGTTAAGGATGGTAAGTACAATCGTGATGATGACTCCATGCTAATTACTGATGTTGAACTTTTAGAGATTTCTGTTGTTAGTGTTCCTTGTAACCAGGATTCACTCTTTAGTGTTCGTAAGAGTTTTGAATCTACGGATGACTATGCTCAATTTGTTGAGAATTTTAAGTCAGAAGACAAGGAGACTAAGGAAGAAAAAGCGGCGAAGCTAAAAGCTGGTATTACTGATCTTCAAGCAGGCCATTATCATACTGTCGAAATGGATAAGGACGGTAATGGTGTTACGACTTATGCTTCTCATATGGAAAATCACGCCCATAAAATTGTTAATGGCGTAATTATGGAAGCAAAAAATCATACACACGAAATGACTATGGTTGGTGTGGCTGTGCATGAGCTTGACGATGTAGAAGCTGATGTAGATGAACGACCTCTTTCTCCTTCTGAGATGGAAGTTTCTAATGGTAAAGCAGAAGAAACAGAAATTACAGAGATGGAGCTTGAGGTAAAAGAAGATCAAGCAGAAGAAATTCTTGATAAAGAATCTGAGGAAGAGTATGAGGAGTATGAAGTAAATTCTGATCCTAACACTCCCATTCCTTTTCTTAATCTTCTTTCTGCTGAAACAGCTCAGATTGAAAATGGCGCTTTTGTCAAATACCAAGGCAAACGTTTCAAGGTTGTGAAAATTGCTACCGCCCAAAGTCCAACTTTTAAGTTTTTAGAAGTTGACGTAGAAGGTAAAGATTGTGATAATAGTTTAGATGTTCAAGTTGAAGATCTATTTGTCACAAATACTTGGGACATTGATACAAAGTTTGATTTAATCGTTGATACCGTTAAAGAGCGTACTAACGAAGAAATTGAAGAACAATTTAATCAGTATTGCAAAGCTACGGAAGTTGATCTTTATAGATTCAAAGAGTCTTCACAGCTAACTCCCCAGCAGCAAGAAAAGTTAAATACACTACTAAATATTAAAATGACACCATCATCAGAATGGTCTGAAAGTACTTTCAAAGTGGCAAATCACTTTGTTGATAACACTAAAGCTCTACTTGAGCTACACAATAGTGAGGCAAGTGAAGATTCTAATATTAGTCTGGCTCTTAAGCTTCACGGATACTTTAAAAAGGAGAACGAAACTATGGCAGAACAGGTCGTAGATACCCTTGATCTTACAAAGGCAGGTAGCGAAGCTACTGTTGAGGAGATTAAGAAAGCCGAAGCAGTTTCCGAAGAGAAGCCTGCTTCAATACAAGTGTCTGAACCCGAAGTTGCCAAGCTAGTCGAAAAGACTGGCGAAGCAATTATTAAGGAGTCAGACGCTAAAGAAAAGTCTGAATACACACCTCGCGAAAGTGAAGAACTAGAAGAGCTTAAGGCTCAAATTTCTAAGTTCAAGGACGAGGTTGCTGCTCTTTCTCGCAGCAAAATGGTTTACCAAGAGAATCAGCGTAATACGCAACAGTTCTCAGAGAAGGATATGGCAAACGCATATCTACTTGCTAAGTGCATGAATAAGCGTGACCCATTTGATACTAAGCTTGGTTCAAAGATGAAGGCGATCACAACCGTTGATCAGTTCCTTTCAAATTTCTCAAGCAATATTTATACCGAGATGGAACAACAGCTCGTAGTTGCTCAGATGTTCAACCGCATTGCAGTTGACGCTCGTAACTTCCGCGTTCCAGTTGCTGATGAAGATTCAGACGGTGATGTTGCACAATTTGCTTCTGGCACTTTTGCCACAGGCATTGGCGACACGTCAAACGTCCCAACTTCTAATCAACAGTCAATCTCAGCCGTGACCTTTACTCCACATAAGTTCATGGCAACCACACACCTAGCCAAGGATGAAGAAGAAGACACCGTTCTTCCTCTACTCGACTTCCTTCGCGCAGCCGCAACTCGTCGTCTAGCCCGTGCTATTGACAAGTCAATTCTTCGCGGCACAGGTGCCCTAAGTGGCTTCACTGCATCACCAACCAACGCAATTACTGCTGGTACTGGTTATGCATCAGTCATTGAGGGTCTTACCAATCTAACCGGTGATGCTTCTCTCGAAGTTGCCACTGGTGGCGCAAACGACAAGGTTGATCCAACAGATATCGCCTCTGCTCGTAGCACTATTGGTAAGTATGGTCTACAACTTGGCGACCAGCTTGTATACCTAACATCAATTGAAGGTTATAACAACCTTGTTACAACCTCTGACTTCCGTACCGTTGATAAGTTCGGTCCAAATGCCACTTATCTAACAGGTTCAGTCGGTGCTGTCTACGGTATTCCAATTCAGATTTCTGAGTTCTTGGATGTCGTTGGTGGTTCAAGCCGTCACATTGGTGTTCTAGTCTATAAGCCCGGCTTCATGATTGCCGAACGCCGCGCCATTGAGATTGAGAGCGAGTACGAGCCACGTCAGCAGGTCACTGCTATGTACATGAGCACTCGTTTCGACTTCAAGGCTCTTACAACTAACTCAAGCGCTGCACTAGACTCTTCCAAGTACAGCTATGCTTGTACTGTAATTACTGGTTAATACCCAGTAAATATAGTTGGAAATACAAGGGGGAGGTGGGAAACTGCCTCCCCTTTTATTTATAAAGGAGAAAAATATGTTAGATCCCGCAATTAAAGATATGGCTACCTGGGAAGAAGCAGAACATTGGCTATCTCGTCATGGTTATGGTCCTGGTTCTATTGCAGAGCAAAAAGAACTTTGGAAACCTACAGTAGTTAAAGAAGAGCCAAAGACTGTTAATAAACCAAAAGTACAAGCTGTTTCTCAGCCTAAAGTAGCACCAAAACCTAAATCAAGTATTTTTGATGCTAAAAAATAATAGAAAGGTAATATCATGGACAGATTTGAGGAAGATTTAGGTAAATTTCCATTTGTAACTTTAGCACAAGTTAAAGATTATTTATCTATTAGTAGCACCACTAATGATGCACGAATCTCTAATGTAATTAACTATGCTACAGCAGCTATTGAGCACTACATTGGTCAACCTGTTTTGGCTAATGATTATGTAGAAGTGTTTGACGGTGGTGTAAGTGCTGTTTATGTAGGCGCTCTTCCTCTTAATAATGTGTACCAAGTCTCAGAATTTGATGGAGTAGGCTATGATGTATTAGACGACCCTTCTACTATAGGCACTCCAATTCCAAATAAAAGTGATGCTGTATCATTTACTTTCTATGGTGGTGCGCATATCACAGAAAAAGCAAAGAAATTCGGTAAAAGTTCCCTTAAATTAGACGGTTCTGGCGATATGATTATCGCTGGAACCGTTCCTTCTCAGCTAAAATTAGAAGAAGAAGATTTTACTATTGAAAGTTTTATAAGAATTGATGAAGCATCTCTAGAAAGTAATGCAATTTTTGCAATTAATACGGATGCTTCTAATTATATGGAGTTTAGAGTAGTTGCAGACAAAGGATTAGCTTTTGAAGCTAATATTTCTGGTACTGCAAGTACTATTGAAGGCGCAAATGCTAATATAGAGACACAACAATTTACTAAAAAGCAGTGGGCACACGTTGCAATGTCGCGAGATTATGTAAATGAAAGGCTAAGACTGTTTTATAATGGTGCAATAATAGCAAATTCATCATTTACTACCTCAAATCTAACGTTTACAACTAATGTTGAGATTGGTCGTAACTCTTTTGGCACTACAACTAACGATTTTGATGGTTATATTGACGAAATTCGTGTTTCTAATAAGGTAAAGTATGACGCAGACTTTACTGCGCCTACAAAACGCTTTCGTCCAGATGAAGATACTGTATTTTTAGTGCATTTTGACGGTAAACAAGATGATACAGAAGCAAAAGACGTTCACGCAGCACCTAATGAGTATATGTTTAGTCGTGATACAGGTAGAATTACTCGTGATGTAGGAGATCAAGGCGTACTTGGCAACTATCCTAGTGTTAGAAATAACTACCCAGCACTTACTTTAGGCGGTCCTCCTAAGTTTATGCCTTATCCTAATGGTATTAAGGTAGAATATCGTGGAGGTTATGAATCAGGAAGTGTTCCTTATGATTTACAACTGGCTACTCTTGACTATATTAAGCTAATTTATAAACAAGACCAAGATAAAAAGGGATTTAGCTTTGAGGGTGAGAGAGGTGATAGATATAATTTAAGTGGTAATTTGCCTCCACATATTCGTAGAATACTAGATTTGTATAGGGTGATTGACTAATGGCTATTATAGCATTTCAAACTGTAATTGAAGATCCTACTTTTATGAGAAGGTATGGTAATTATATTGCTACTGAATCTGCTGGATTAGAAAGAGCTAAAATAATTGAGGAGTTAGAAAAATCTCTCGCCAGTTTATATGGGGGAGCTGTGCAAGGAGGCAACAAAAAATTAGTTCCTGATGTTATTCTTGGAGGTGATTTTTCTAAGACTTTATCAGAGTATTTTGGTGAAGGTCCTGTAACAGAGACTGAACTAAAATTACGTAGAGGCTCAGGCCAAACAAAAACTACTATCGGACGATCTAGACTAACTGATACTCTTAAATCAGCTGCTTTAGAACAATTTGGATCAAAAGCAGCTGAGTTAACCAAAAAAAGAGTATCAACATTAAATAGAAATAAAGGTGCTAAATTATTTGAAGTTCTCAGGTCTGATCCAAAGCTTTTTAATGAGTTTTATCGGAAATCTAGATTTTTAAATTTAGCTAAACAAAGTGGTAACGGTCCTGTAACTGTAACTAGTATTTTAATACCAAAAAGTGATTTTAAAATTCCTCCTCTAAACATAAGATATTCAACATCAAAAGAAGCTATATTTTTATCTTTAGATTCTCCTTTTGAACGTGCTTTAATAAATGAATTGTCCAATAAGCCTCTAATTAGAATATCAGAAGCTAAAGCAAGCGCTTTTATAGAGGGTTTTGAGAAACTAAAAAATAATAAAAGCAGTTATGCTACTTTGAGAACTAGAGCAAAAAAAGATAACAAATTTAAAATCAGAATACCAACTGGCGGTAGTATACCTTTAGTTACTGCAAAAGTAAAAACATCATCACAAATTGGTGACGAGAAAAAAACTGGAAGATTTATATCAAAAGTGCAAATGACTGCTTTAGTACAAAAAGCTGTAGTGCGGAGGATGCCAAAAGGTCCGCGAAGAGGTCCCCCTCTTTCTGATGATGTTTTAACTTATCGGTCTGGTGATTTTGCTCGTAGTGTGCAGATAACTCTTTTAAATTATAAAACAAGTGTAATTAGATTTTTTTATGATCCCGTGTACCAGGTTCACGAGCCTACCAGATCTCCTAGTGATTTAATTGAGTCTTCTATTAGAGAAGTAACTCAACAATTATATGGTAGGCAATTTAATATTTTAAGAGCATAAGATGGCATCACGTAGAAAAGAAATTATAGAATTTATAGTTACTCAACTAAAAGAAATTGATGGAGCAGTGTCAGGTTTTGATGCCTCTTACACCTATAACACTAACGTGTTTAACAATGTTTTTCGTAAATTGAAATTTTTAGATGAGGTAAACGATTTTCCCAGCATTTATGTATCAGCGGGAACCGAAAATAGAGATTTTAATTCTCAAAATTTGACAACTGCAACTTTAGACGCTACCATAAGAATATACATTTACGGAGAAGATGACGCACAGAGCCAGGTAGATAACCTCCTACAGGATGTTGAACATGTTATTTACAGCCTGGGAGATAACTCTAACAGAGGTATTTTAGATATAACTATATCAAACATATCTACAGATGAAGGGTTAGTTACTCCTTATGGTCTCGGCGAAATTGAATTAGAAATATTTTATACTTTACAATAAGGAGAAATAATTATGGCATCTCTTAATCTACAGAGAAACTCTGAGGTGTTCTTTTCAACAGTTGATATTATTAACGGCGCTGCTGCAGCAAACATAACCCCTTCCAATACTTGGAAGCTTGAGGTTCTTGCTGGTTTTGCTGTTACTTCATCCTCTGCTACTCAGGACATCACCTCTCTTGAATCTGGCAATACTCCAGATAGATCTCAGCAACGTTTTAATACCGCTATTAATCCTGTTGACTGGAACTTCCAAGTTTATATGCGTCCTACTGGTGTAGAAACCGGTGCCGCCGCTGATGGTTCAGACGCAAAAACTAACCAAAGCGGTAACGTAATGCCGGTTGCTGACTGGTTCTTGTGGCAATCTCTAGTTTCTAATACCGCTGCTTCTGATGGTACAGATTATCAGTCTGTTTGGTCTACTGGCGGTAAACTAGTAACTACTAATGTTGCTGCTGCAACAGGCTCTCATAGTTCTCGTTCTAACTTTTCTACCGCAGTAGAAAATCATTTATACTTCAAACTAGATAACGTTGTTTATCAGGTATCAAATGCAACAGTTAATCAAGCTACTGTAGATGCTGGTATTGAAGAAATTGCAACAACTACTTGGGCTGGTTTTGGTACAACACTAAAAGAGCTTACAGGCGATGTTCGTAACAATGCTATTGCTGCTTTTGGTGGTATTCTTAATGACGGAAACTCTGTTACTGCTAACTCTAACCTTGTAATGGGTGTTGCTCATTCTTATCATCCATTCGATACAGCTAACGTTGCAGCCTCAACAGGCACTAACTCATTCATTAAGAATCGTCTTAGCCAAATTGAGTTCCATCATAAGCCGAGCGCAGCTGGTTCAGACGTTAAGTATGTATTCCCAGTTACTGCACTAAGCTTTGACTACAACAACAATATTACCTATCTAACACCAGAAGAACTTTCAGCCCTTAATGCGCCTATTGGTCAGTTTACTGGCACTCGTGCCGTTACTGGTTCTGCTACTATGTATCTACGTGCTGGCGACACTGAAAGCGCCCAGTTCCTACGTAATATTTCTGATGAC